GCGGGATCGAGGACGTCAAGGGGATGCTCAAGGACCCCCAGACAATCGCCAACGAGCAGGCCGGAGCGATGCAGCAGGATGTGACCTCGAAGGTCGCACCGGAAATCGTGAAGGGCGGCATGAAGGCACTTCAGGACAACCCAGCAATTCAGGAGGCAATCAATGCCCAGGCAGAACAGTAAGTCCGAGGAGGCCGGGAACGACCTGGTCCGCTCGGGCCGCGTGAACACCGAGGTCTCCACCCGCACGGTCGTCGAAGACCGCACGGCGGAGCCGAACGAGCGCCCTCGGATGGAGTACCAATCCACCGAGCGCGACCACGGCAACGGCACCATCGAGACCATCTACGGGGAGCCGGTCGGCGGCTTCCTTAAGTCGGACGACGCTTAATGGTTGACGGTGTAAACCAGGAAGTCGTCGAGACAGAGGTCGAGGAGAGCGGCGTCAAGGGCACCATGCTAGGCGGTCGCGAGTTTCGCGGCGCGGTCGAGCACCGGGAGCCCGGCGCCCCCGAGCTGAAGCCCGCCCCCGAGGGCATCCCGGAGAAGTTCTGGGACCCCATCAAGGGCGAGCTGAGGTCCGCCGACCTCATCAAGTCATACACCGAGCTGGAGAAGCGCATCGGCGCCCCCAAGGAGGAAGCCTCGGAAGAGGAAGCCGCCAAGGAGGAGACCGAGGAAACCGCTGAGGAAACCGAGGAGGCCTCCAAAGAGGAGACGTCCGAGGAAACCGAGGAGGAGACCGAGGGCGAGAAGCCCCAGCTCAACGATGCCATCCAGGCCGCCCAGGCTGCCTATGCGGAAACCGGCGAACTCTCCGCCGAAGCCCGCGAGCCCCTGAAGGCGGCAGGCATCACCGACGAGCAGATCGACTTCTACCTCGCTGGCGTGAAGGCCACTGAGGCGGCGCTCACCAGCGCGGCCCACAAGGCTGCCGGGTCAGAGGAGGCCTTCAAGGCTGCGGTCCAGTGGGCCGCCAGCGGGGGCCTGTCAGAGAAGCAGATCATCGCCTTCAACGCCCAGACGGGCGATGTGGAGACCATTGGCCCCGCCGTGGCGGGCCTGATGGCGGCCTTCCGCGCGGCCAACCCTGGCGAAGGCAGGCTCACCAACCGAACCACCGGGCACAGCACGGGTGACGTCTATACCCACATGGACGAGTTCACCCAGGACCTGGACCGGGCCGACCAGCAGCGTGACAAGGTCGCGCGCCGGAAGGCAATCGACAAGCTCCGCCGCTCCCGTGAAGCCGGGACGGTCAAGAGCGAACGCCGCTCACCTTTCGGCGGCTAAATCCAACGGCGCGTGGGGGCGTCGGTAGCAGTCGCCTCCCCCACACCTACCCAAATACCAAGAGATAATCCGAAGGCCGTGAGGCCGGGGTGCGCCCCGACAACCTCCGCCAGTGCCGAGGACCTTGAGGAAGCGGGACGCAAGAAACCCAACCCCAAGGAAAGTTCCCTTTAATGAGTAACAGCACTCCCTCTCGTCCAGGTCTTCGCGAAGGCGGCTCCGATCCGCTAGAGCTGCTGCTGGACGTTCGCGGTCGCGAAGTCCTCAACGCCTACGCGGCGGAAATCAAGATCGCGGACAAGATCAACTCGCAGTCCCTCAAGGGCGCCAAGAGCGTCAAGTTCCCGGCCTTCTGGAACGCGAGCGTCAGCTACCACACCCCCGGCGTCGAGCTGCTCGGCGGCCAGATCGCGTCTCAGGACGTGACTGTCAGCCCGGACGACAAGCTCGTCTCGGATGTGTTCGTGGCGGACGTTGACGAGGCCCTGTACGATGTCGAGGTCCGCTCGCCGTACACCGAGGCCATCGGTCGTGCTCTGGCCGAGCACTACGACGCGAATGTGGCTCGCGCGATCATCCTCTCCAGCCGCCAGGGCGCGCTCTTCACGGGCGACCAGGGTGGTTCGGCGCTGACGAACGCTGCCTACGCGACGGACGCCATCGCGCTCTTCGACGGCATCAGCCAGGCGAAGGAGACGATGGACGACAAGAAGGTGCCTGTGGACAGCCAGCCGCTCTATGCGATGCTGAAGACTGCTCCGTGGTATCTCCTCGCGCGCAGCGACCGCAACCTCGACCGTGACTACAACGGCGGGGCGGCGGACATCCGCAAGCACACGCTGACGACCGTTGATGACATCAGCGTCATCAAGTCGAACAACCTCCCGTTCGGCGCGGACGACACGGCGAACGCCAACATTCCGGCTGAGTACCGGGGCAACTGGACGACCACCATCGGTGGTGTCTTTACCCCCTACGCCGCTGCGACGGTCGTGGTCCAAGACCTCGGCTTCCAGATGGTGGATCAGCCCGAGAAGCAGGGCGTCCTGCTCATCGGTCGCCGCATGGTGGGCACCCGCCCGCTGCGGTCGAAGACGGCGGTCGAGCTGAAGACTGCGTAACTTCAAGAGACGGGGATGGGCTTCGGCCTGTCCCCGTTTTTTCCTTTTACCTGAGGAGCCTTGACGCATGGTGCTCGCCCCCATGACGACCCTGGAGGCTGTCAACCGGATGCTCGCCAGCATCGGCCAGGCCCCCGTGAATACCATCCCCAGCTCGGGGGTGGGCGATGCCGCTAAGGCGGCCCAGCAGCTCCTTGAGACCGCGCGCGATGTGCAGACGGTCGGCTACTGCTGGAACTCCGATACGAATTACACCCTCTCCCCGGACCCTGACGGCGCCATCCTGCTCCCTAACGGAACCCTGGATGTGGACGCCTCGGACCCTGGGACGAACCTCTCTGTCCGCCTACACCCGGTGAAGAACCAGCTCGCCCTCTATGATGGCGACAATCAGACGTTCACTTTCACCGACGATGTGACGGTGGACATCGTCTGGGGCTTCGACTTCGACAGCCTCCCGCAGCCCGCGCGTGCGTACATCGCGACCGCAGCGGCCCGGAGGTTCCAGGCCCAGACGGTCTCCTCGGTGGTCCTCGACCGCTTCAATGAGGAGGACGAGAGCCGGGCCTTCATTCTGCTCCAGCGGTACGAACGCCGCTGCCGAGACACCAACAGTTTCCGGAAGAGCGCCTCCCTCCAGAAATGGACGAAGCGCCGCTTCTAATCCGACAAGGAGACCCTAGTGGCGCTCACTACGCGCACCCTGCCCGCGCTGATGAATGGCATCAGCAAGCAGCCTGCGATCCTAAGGTCCCCGGACCAAACCGAGGACGAGGTCAACACCTGGGGCAACATCGCCACGGGGCTCGCCCGGCGCCCGCCGACGCAGACCGTGCGGAAGCTCGATGGCCTCACCCTCGGGGACGCCACGATCCACCACATCAACCGCGACATCAATGAGCGCTACCTAGTCCTCATCGACGAGGGCCTGGTCCGCGTCTTTGACGAGGCCACGGGCGACGAGAAGACCGTCAACGCCCCGCTGGGGCTCGGCTATCTCGATGCCCCCGGACCGAGCTACCGCGCGCTCACCATCGCGGACTACACCTTCATCGTGAACACCGCGAAGACGGTGGGCCTCAAGGCCATTGGTGACGATGTGGTGGACCCCAATCCTGAGTGGCGCCTTCCTGGCGGCACGACCGCCGCGCACCTGTGGGGCCTCATCCAGGTCACCAAGGCGGGCTCGCGCACGCAGTACCGTCCGAACCTGGCCAGCCCCGGCACGATCACCGGAACGGTCCCGGATATGACCAAGCTCCCGGACCCCCCGTGCTCCGGCTGCGTCTATAAGGTCCTGGGCCAGCAGGAGACCTCGTTCGTCTCCTACTACGTCCGTGGCGATGGCGCGGTCTGGGACGAGACGGTCGCCCCAGGGCTCCAGAACGCCCTTGACGAAACCACGATGCCCCATGTGCTGATCCGCGAGGATGACGGCACGTTCACCGTGGCGCCATTCTCTTGGGCTCCCCGGCGCGTTGGCGACCAGGAAACCAACCCTCACCCGCCGTTCGTAAACCGGACGATCCGGGACGTCTTCTTCTATCAGAACCGCCTGGCTTTCCTCGTGGACGAGAGCGTCGTGTTCTCGGCTGCCGGGGACTACGGCGACTTCTACCGCCGCACGGTCCTCGACTACATCGACAG